GATTTGGGAGAAACTGCTGAATATGAAGGACGCACTGTATATTTAGATGCTCCTATTGAAGAAGATGTTGATGAACAATTGATGTTGGAAGCAAAACATCGTGGCAGAACAGTTAAATTAAATAGACCATTTCGAACTCCCGGTGGACCAAAAAAATTTGCTGTTTATGTAAAAAGCAAAAAGGGAAAAATCAAAAAAGTAACATTTGGTGATCCTAAAATGCGTGTTCGTGCCAGTAGCAAGGCTCGCCGCAAGAGCTTTTCTGCCCGACATAAATGTAGTCAAAAGAAAGATCGTACAACAGCAGGTTATTGGAGTTGCAGAGCACATCGTATTCGCAGTTTGGGTACAAAAAGCAAGGGCAAATATTGGTAATATATGATTAAGCTTAAAGATTTGATTGACGAAGGTTGGGGAGGCATGCTTCAAGCACAGTTCTATTGGCTTGATAAAAATGGAAATGCGAAAAAAGTTTCAAGTCACGGAAGTTATGCTAATCTTTTATCAAAAATAGATTGGGACGATGATCAATCATATCAATATATGTTTGATCGTGGATGGGCAAGAATTTCAATAGAAGATAATTATATATTTATAAATACATCATTGACAAATCCAGTTCACGTCGATTTGACCAAATCTCAAAAAGAATGGCTTAAAACAATCCGAGATGAAATATATCCAGCGCAACATTTACAAATTGTAAACATATACCGAAGACCAATAGAAATATGATTAAGCTTAAAGATTTGATTTTAGAACATTCAAATGATATTGTTTATCACTTGACTAAAAAATCTAATTTATCCAGTATTAAGAAATACGGACTAAAACCAAATTTACCGGTTGATATGCCCACTGAAGATGAAGGTGTGTATGTATTTAAAACAAAAGAAAATGCAGAAGATGCATTGATGAATTGGTATGGAGACAGATTTGATGAAGATGAAGAATTTGTATTGTTGACCATCAAGACAGATGGATTGCAATTGTTTTCAACAATGGTAGATTGGGAATATATTTCATACACAAATATACCAGCATCCAATATTATTAAAATAGAAAATATATGATTTTATTAAAAACATTACTATTAGAAAATAATTGGCCGAATGTAATTTTGAATGATAAACATCTTTGGTATCATGGCAGAAGCATTGATAGTGACGTTTTTTCGTATGATTATGTCGGCGGCGAAAATGCATATGATCAAGAGGGGCCGGGATTTTATTTTACAAATAATTTCGAGGATGCAAAAAAATATACAAATTCAAATGGTATTATATTAAAATGTAAAATAAATTATCAAAAAATACTTATAAAAAGCCCATCATCAAATACAAAAGTTAATAAAAAAATAATTGTTGATTTAATTAATAGTAGTCCAGACAAAGATTATACACTAGAAAATTTTGATGAAAATCCAAAAATGGCAATGATTAAAGCAATAAATGCATATTTGAAATATGATTATGCGCATGACGCGTATCAAATACTTGCCCGTGATTTTTACAAATACAATCCAAAAGAATATTTACAAATATTGTCAAAATATTATGATGCTCAATTAACTGATAAAAACATAATGGATGGTAAAAAAGTATATCATTTGATTGTTTACAATCCAACATTAATTACAGTTATTGATAAAATAAAATATGAATCTTCCATTTAAAGAAATCTCATTGGGCAACAATCAATATATAAGAGAGTTTGCCGCTGATACAAATCGTGATGTTGTAGAAGAATGGCATCGGGATCGTGAAGATCGTATTGTTGAAGTAATTGAAAATACAGATTGGTTGTTTCAAATGGATAACGAATTACCAATTTTATTAAAAGAAAAATTATATATTCCCAAAGAAAACTATCATAGAGTAATTATGGGAAAAGGCAAATTAATTGTTAAGATAACCAAGCTTTAAAACTATTTATAATATATGGCAAATGCAAATATCGATCAAGATCGTGTAAGATGGCCGGGTAGCGGTAGTGCTGTGAACACTGGTAGTGTTCCGTATGGATTTTATCTCAATGAAAGCGCAACTACCGGCAGTGTTGGTTATTTTGAATATGATTGTCAAGCTGCTGCCGGTTGGGCAGCAAAACGTTTGGGTTATCCAATTGTAGATATTGAAATGATTGATGTAAATTTCTATGCATGTTTTGAAGAAGCTGTAAGTGAATATGGTGCTCAAGTAAATCAATTCAACATTCGTAATAATATGTTGAATTTACAAGGTATGCCCGTGGCAAATAATCCAAATGTTACAGGTCTAAATGTAAAAGGAAGTGCATTGCCATTTATTGTTGAATTATCAAAACAATATGGTAGTGAAGTTGGCGTCGGAGGATATGTGGAAGCAAAAAAATATGGCGTTGCAGTTACAAGTAGTGTTCAAACATATGATTTACAAGCATTAATTGGAACCGCAGTTGAAAGCGGCAGCCGTGTTGAAATTCGCAGAGTATTTCATGGCCCACCACCAGCATTTGCACGTATTTACGATCCATTCAGCATGACTGGTATGAGTTATAGTAACGTATTGAATGAAATGGGATTCGCTGGCTATAGTCCTGCTACACAATTTTTAATGACGCCGATCTTTGAAGATTTGCTTCGCGGTCAAGCAATTGAATTCAATGATATGGTACGAAAAAGCGGATACAGCTTTGAAATTATTAATAACAAATTAAAATTATTTCCTATTCCAACATATGATCATACTGTTTATGTAGAATACGTTGTAGAAAAAGATAAATATAGTACGGCATCGCTGTTTAGTAGTGGAAGTAATTATGATATTGTAAGTGATTATAGTAATGCACCTTATCAAAACGTTGTATATAAGAGCATCAACGCCGTTGGTAAACAATGGATACGAAAATATTTCTTGGCATTATGTAAAGAAACTCTTGGTCGAATTTTGCAAAAATATACAACAGTTCCGATTCCGGGTGGCGAAGTTACTCTGGACGGTGCTGAATTGCGTAGTGAAGCGACATCTGAAAAAGAAGTGTTAATGACACAATTAAGAGAAAATCTTGAAGCCAGTGGACGTGCTGCACAAATGGATGCCAAAGCAAATGAAGCTGATAAAATTCAAGAAACTCTTCGTAAAACCCCACTGTTAATTTATATTGGATAATTTATGGAACAAGAAAAAGAACCATCTAAGTTTTTGTCATACAGTACATCAATGGAATGTCCGCAATGCAAATCTAATAAATCAAAAGTCATAGATAAACGCAATGCACAAGATCACATTGTACGTCGAAGACACTGTGAAAATGGACATCGTTATACGACGATGGAATTGGACGCAAACAAACCCGGTGCAGCAAAAAAAGGAACAATTGATCCAACAAGTGATGATTTTGCAGAAAAAATGAAAAATGCACTTGTTCAGTCAATCAATTATCAAAAACTTGCAAACGCACTATATATTAGATAATTAATATGAGTTTATTTGGACGCTATTTTAGTGAACGCGATTTAAGATTGATTAATTCTGTTAATGCAGAATTGACCCGCGATATTATTCAAACTTTAGTTGTTTGTTTTAAAATCGCTGGTAATGTTACCAAAACAAACATGTATGGTGAAAGCAGTCCTAGCGAAGGCAAATCTTTTTATGATGGTATTGAGCTGACCGCATTAATTGAACGAAGTGATCCAACAACAGACGATGAAGGATTTGGTCCAGATCGGGATCAAAGCGTTGTGTTCAAATTGAGAGAAAATACTTGTGCCGATGCAAATTATTTTCCTGAAGTTGGCGATTTAATTTTATTTAATAATCGGTATCATGAAATTAATAATGTTGTTCAAGAACAATTTTTGGGTGGCCAGAGTGATAAGAGTCATAGTTTTATTTGCAATACTCATTATAGTCGTTTAAGTAAACTTAACATCATTGAAAGACAATAATTATGTCATGGCGTGGTAATACATCAAATCCAGTACCTTCGAATGTTGATGAAACAAAGAAAAATCCTTATTTTACAAATCAAGAAAATAAGGCAATGGATGTTCGTCGAGATAAAGATACACGAAAGAATTTCACAGTTACTTTAATTGATATTGACAATTCATTGATGGAATATTTACAAAATGTAATTAATCCAACAGTTGTCGATGCCGGTGCAAATATCAAAGTACCTATTCTTTATGGAAATCCCGAAAGATGGAAGGCTATTCAAAACGACGGATATTATCGTGATATAAATGGTAAAATCCAATTACCCGCAATAATGTTCAAGCGTAGCTCGTTTAGTAAAAATGAAAATTTACAAACGTTTAATAGATATTTAACATATCCAGTTATGACTAAATTTAGTGAAAAAAATCAATATACTAAATTTAGTTTGTTAAATGATACCGTTGCTCCTGTTAATCAAATACATGCCGTGACATTGCCAGATCATGTAAAAGTTGAATATGAATTTATGGTTTGGACAGAATATGTGGAGCAAATGAACGCTATTTTAGAAAAAATTAACTTTGCAAGCGAAGATTATTGGGGCGATCCACAACGATTTAAATTTAGAGTAACAATCAACGATTATAGTCATACCACAGAAGTCTCTAACGATAAAGATCGTATGGTTCGTACCTCTTTTACGCTAAGTTTGTTTGCATATTTATTGCCGGAAAGTTTTGAAGATCGCAAATCAACGGTTCAAAAACTACTGACTCCTAAAAAGATTAGTATTACGGCAGAAATTGTAAATGGAGTTGAAATGACATCGACAAATAAAAATGTTAAAGCGAATTCATATAGCAACCCAAGCAATCCTTACTATAATGTTAATAATGTTATATCATCAATTAAAGATTCGTGGACTGTTCCTAAACCTGCTATTGTAACAGAAAAATCAACAGTTGAAGGAGGCGATGTAACGACTCAAATTAGACAAAGTTATGCAGCACTCATTCAACAGACAATTAATATGGTTATCAGTGGAAGTACAACAGGAAGTGTAAATATTTGGCATAACCCACCTTCTTCACCAACCGAATATGGTGAAGAAGGTTGGATGGCATATGATGGCGATTATCATTATATATATGTTGGTGGTCGGTGGAGACGCCAAGCAATTGCAGACTTCGAATGATTAACTAAATATTAAAAAAAACCAGTTTAAATAAAAAAAAATATATTTATACTAAGATCATAGTAATATAGGAACCAAAGTAATATGCCATATCCAAATACAACAGCTTCAGTCATTGTAATTTCACAAACAAGTGCAAGTTCTGTCGGCGGCCAATTTCCATTTATTGAAAGACAGATTAGCGGTAGCAATCTATTTTTGGTAACAGATGCAAACGGCTTTTTAACCGGAAGTACAAGCATTCCCGGTGGAAGTTTTACCTCTTTAACAGTAACTGGCGCACTAACAGCAAGTATAATTAGTGCAAGTACAGCACTTACGAGTGCAGCCGCAACATTTACTGGTCCTGTAACAATGAGTTCAATGCTTAGTGCAAGCGGGGGCATTACAGCAAGTGGTATTCAAAATACAGGAACACTTACTGTTGTTGGTACGAGTACATTAGGTACAACAAATGTAACTGGATTGTTAAGTGCAAGTGGAAATATTACCGCAAGTAATATTTTTGACGCCGGTACACTGGTCGTATTGGGTAATACCATTCTTACAACGGTAACAGCAAGTAACATTAGTGCGAGTGGAAACATTAGTGCAAGTTTGTTTGTTGGCGCTCACACAGGAAGTACATTTGGTACTGCAAGTTGGGCAACCAATGCTACAACAGCTACAACTGCAAATGCGTTAAATACAGCTAATAATTATACCATTTCAGGATTGACTGTTAATGGTAACGTTAGTGCAAGTGGTACATTTACCGCAAGTAATTTTCACGTAGTTAATAATGTTGGATTTGCATCAAGTGTAACCGTTGGTGGTTCGCTATCAGTTAGTGGAAGTACCGTATTTGGAAATGACGTAACTGATACTACAACTATTAACGGTAATTTAATTAACAGTGGCAGCTTTTTCACAAGCGGTTCAATTACTGCAAGTAACATTAGTGCGAGCGGAAATATTAGTGCAAGTAACGGTTGGTTTAATAATTTGACAGTTGCAGGAACGTTAAATGCCACAGTAAGTGGTAGTATTACCAATGCAAGTAGTGCTAGTATTGCTGCAAATAATAGTACTGCAACACTACAATATATTACATTTGTTGACGGAACTGGAAATCGTCCATTGTATGTTGATCAAGATAGCTTAACATGGCAGCCAAGTACCAACACGCTGAGTAGTAGTGGTAATTTTGTTGGAGTAAATTATACAGGTTCAAGAATTACTATATCAGGTGGTACTGGTAACAGCACTGCTGTTGGTACACAAGGTATTCTTTCATCAAATGGTATTGGTGTCAGTGGCAATAGTTATTTCAATGGAGATGTTGGTATTGGTACGTCGTTAACTGTTGGTGGCATAATCTCTGGAAGCAATGCATTATGGTTAGCCGGTAATGCAACATTAGCTGGAAATAGTGCTACTGTTACTCATACTGGTACTGGTAATTTATCAATCCTTTCTAGTAATGGAAGTGTAGTGATTGAAGGTTCTACTTTTACTGGAAATGATGTAACTATACCGGGTGATCTTGCTGTAAATGGTGGCGATATCACAACAACAGCGGCCACATTTAATTTGATAACAGGCAGTGCTACAACAGTTAATTTCGCTCACAATGCATCGGCTCTTACGATTGGTGCAACGGGTAGTAGCACTATATTTAATGGCGATATTGCTGTCAACGGTGGAGATATTTCAACCACAGCATCTACATTTAATTTCTTAACAGGTAATTCTGCAACAACAACAGTAAATATGTTGTGGAACGATGCTACGCCCACACTTAGAATTAGATCTACAAAAGATGCCACTGCGCCGGGTACTGCCGCTGTTGTTGTTGATGGTGGTGTTTCTATTGCAAAAAATCTTATTGTTAGTGGTAGTACTACAATGTATGGTGATTTAACATTGATTGGTACTGGATCGATTGTTAATATTAGTAGCAGTACTGTTATTATTGGTGATAATCGTATTGCATTAAATGCATGGAGTGTTGGAAGTCCACAACGTTATGGTGGTATTGACGTTTTTGATAGTGGTAGCACTGCGTCGGTTACAAGTTCTTTGTTGTGGGATAGTTTAAATAACTATTGGTTGTTACAAACAAACAATACAGGTTCTCCTGTAACTGCAAGCAGTGCAGTTATTCTACAAGGTCCAACAAGTAGTTTTGGTAGTGAATTTTTATTGACAGTAAACAACTTCTTGAAAGTTCAAACAACAACGGGTAACATGATTACTTCAAGTTTGAGTGAAGTTGGTAACACCTTACAATATGCGGGTACAATTAGTGCGAGTGTTGTAACTGGAAGTCAAGTTTTTGGATTAACTGGATCATTTATTAATCTGGCATTACTAACTGGTAGTTCGCCGGGAGTAGGCACTCAAGTTCCTGCAAGTCCAAATGCTGCGGGATTGCCGGGACAAATTGAAGTTGACAACAACTTTATTTACGTTTATACGAATAATATTTGGAAACGTGTTCCTGTTAGTGTTTGGTCATTATAATGTTTTGTGAATTAACAAACCCCGATATGTTTCATACATATCGGGTTTTTATATTTATACAAATGTTATTTTTTATATATTTATAATCATATCTATTTAAAGTATGCCTATTGGATCGACAGTTGTCTATAATGCAGGTGATCTTATTTTATCAACAGTAAGCTCATCGGGTAATACATTTCAAGAAAATAAAATTGCTGCGGCAACAAGTAGTATTATTTTATTTAATTCCAATGGTCTTATCAGTTCTCAATCATTAAATTCAACAACTGTTGGGACTGCTAGTTTTTTAAACGCCACAAATGCAGTTGTAACCAATTTAACAGCAAGTAACATTGATAATACTTATTTATTTAATGATTATACAATTGAAAAATATGGATTTACTGATGTTGCTAAAGGTCGAACACCAACTATAACAGCAGGTTCTTTATTCTCAGGAGGACCAACATATAGAAATATTACTTCCTATTGGACGATTCCGACATCCTCAATTACATCTCCGTTTCCAACGATGAGTATTGATTTTGGATCATCTATATTACAATGTCAATACGTTACATTTGGTACATGGTATAAAGTTGATACGTCACAAATTCCTTATTCCTATCGAATTGAATATTCTACAGACAATGTTAATTGGACTTTGGCTGCGAGTTCTTCTACAAATACGGATACTGCACCGGTACATAGTTTAGGGGCCGCGCCAACAATACGTTATATTCGTTTAATTGTTTTATCTGGACAAACCAGTGCAAGCGTACCAAATGGATATAATTCTCAAGTTAGTGCGTTTAGAGTATATTCTTTTGCTGGCTCTTATACTAGCGATAATATATGGGCACAGCGCGGAGATGGCGCCGTAGCATATACAGCTTTTAATGGTAATATAGGTATTGGAACAATTTCTCCAACCGCTACGCTTACTGTTAGTGGCAGCATTAGCGCAAGTAATTCATATACATTAACGACGGTCGGAATTGGTTCAAATTTGATAGTTGGAACTACCGGAACATTTGGTCAAGGATTAACGGTTGGCGGTAATATTAGTGCAAGCGGTAATATTAGTTCTAGTGTATTCGTAGGACCACATACCGGAAGCACGTTTGGTACTGCAAGTTGGGCGCAAAGTGCAAGTTTTGCAACAACTGCAAGTTTTGTAAATATAAGTGCATTAAATGCATTTGTTCAAGGCGGAAATAGTTTTGGTGCAACTGCTACACTTGGAACCAATGATGCAAATAGTTTGGTACTGGAAACAAACGGTACACCACAATTAACAATTAATAGTGGTGGTAAATTTGGAATGGGTACATCTCCAGTAGCGACAGTGAAATTAGCTTTAAGCGATAGTCACTTAGGTGCGCTAGGATCATCATCACTTTATCTTTCAACTACACAAAATGCGTCTGCAATTGGAAATAATTCTAATACACAGGGTATAAGCAATGAATATTTTATAATAGGAAATACAAGTGGGTCAAATCAAATACAGGGAATTTTTAATAATACATACATAACGGCAACTGGAACTCAAACCGCAAGTGTACGTAGTTTAAGAAATAATATTAGTATTAACAGTCCTGTGACTATGAGTTCTAATAGTTCGATTGTCAATGGATTATTTTTGAATCAATTCAATATGCCAGATGGAGCATCATCTGTGAGTATTCCTGATTATAGAATTATCAATACTAATTTGTCCGCTATTGGATCATTTGTACCATCTGGTAGTATATCAAATTTTTATGATATTTTGGCGGGGGGCATGGATTCGACTATTGGTAGTGCTTTATCAGTATCAAATGCCTACGGTGTTTTTATTTCTAGTCGTCGTCAAAGTGGAGGAAGTGTTACAAATAGTTGGGGCGTATATCAAGTAGGAACAAACGATAATAATTATTTCGCAGGCAATGTTGGTATTGGAATTACAAATCCAACAAATGATTTGGCGATTGCTGGAACTGTCAGCGCGAGTGCAATCACAGCAAGTACCATTAGTGCAAGTAATTTAAATGTATTAACAACTGTTGGTATTGGATCAAACTTAATAGTAGGAACAAATGCTACATTTGGGCAAGACATAACAGTTGGTACTAACATTAGTGCGAGCGGAAATATTAGTGCTAGTACATCATGGGTTGGTCGCTCATCAGTGTTTGGATTATCTAATCCGGCGGCAAGTTTAGAGGTTATTGGTCCGGCTAATATTAGTGGAACATTTGCAGTTTTGGCATCTAGCGGTGATAATACAGCATCTGTATTTACTGTTTACGGTGATAATAATCCACGAACACCGAGATTTACAATCAGTAGAGCTGGTAATGTCGGAATTGGTACAACTAATCCTGAAAACAGATTGGATGTTGTTGGAAATATTAGTGCAAGTGCCATTACAGCAAGCACTATAAATTCACAAGGCAATATATTTGGTATTCGTTCAACAACACATCCATTATACTTGTATGATAATGCAACAAATATAATCATTGCAAGAATAACTAACAATACACCGGGAGTTGGATCATCCACTGATTTTATTTTACGAAGTGGATCAACGGACGTAGTTCGGTTAAGTACTTTACAATCAAGTTATTTAAATGGTGGAAATGTTGGTATTGGAACTGCGGCTCCACTTGCAAATTTGCATGTATATACTGGATCAACTGGCCCAACAAGTACACATCAAGTTGAATTTTCAAGTGCAGGTTCTAAAAGAATATTATTTTTAACAAATGCGGGTGGCGCTTCTTATAATCCAATTGTTGCAAGTGGTGACAGTGGAATTATATTTGCAAGTGGATCGATAAGTAGTAGTCAATGTTTTTTCATTGCACCTTGGAATTCGACAGCAACTGGTATTACTATAAGTGGTAGTGGTCAAGTTGGGATTGGTACAAGTGATCCTCGGGGAACATTGCATGTAGTTGGAAATATTACTGCAAGTAGTATTACTGCAAGCTTGCAAGGCACAAGTAGCTGGGCCACAAATAGTTTGACTGCAAGTTTTGTAAATATAAGTGCATTAAATGCATTTGTTCAAGGTGGAAATAGTTTTGGTACAACAGCGACATTGGGGACAAATGATAATAATAATTTAATTTTTAGAACAAGTGGATCGTCAAGAGCAACTATTACCAATGATGGCAAATTTATCATCGGTGGAACCGGAAATGGTGATGGTGATTTGACCATTGCTGATGCAAAAACATTATCAATTGGAAACAAAACTGGATATCACAACATATATCTTCAAAAACCGCTTGTTATTGATACAAACTATCAGCGATTACATTTTGGTACTCGTTGGTATTGGGATTTTGCAAACAATATATGGACTTCTTCAATTTCACCAAATACTGATAATCCTGATTGGACAGCAATTGATACATTATCCAATTATTTTAGTTTTAAAGTTGGTAGTATTACTGGAAGTACAACATCACTTAATACATCAAGTTATAATGCAGCCGAACGTGTTCGTATAACAACCTCTGGAATACAATTATTTAATAGCGGATCAGACACAGAATTGAGAATTGTCACCAATGATGATATATCAGATCCTAAAATTACATTTTATAGTGGATCGGATGCAATGTGGGTTGCAGGGGTTGATGATAGTGATGGCAATAAATTTAAAATTAATCAAGGACTGTTGTTGGCTAGTAGTAATGTTATTACCGTTACAACAGGTAGTAACGTTGGTATTGGAACAACAGTTCCTGTAAACAGATTAGACGTTAGTGGAAATATTAGTTGTAGTACTATCACTGCAAGTTTACTTGGTACAAGTAGTTGGTCAACTAATGCAAATACTGCTAGTTATTTGACTCCAGCAAATAGTTATCAAATTACTAATCTAACTGCAAGTGGAGAAATAATTTATCGAAATGCTGTATTATTAGATTTTGGTTCTTCTACCATGCCTACAACTATTAGTGTTGTATTACAAAACGCCACTGGTAGTTATAACGCTGCATTTTTTGATTATGCAATTTTTAGTGCAAGCAATTCTCGCGCAGGTACAATTGTAAGTACATGGAATAGCGGATCAATTGTTTATAACGAAACATGCACAACAGATATTGGTGCCACAAGCGCAATATCGATGGCAGTTGTATTAAGTGCCGGTAATGTTCAATTAATGGCATCTGGTAGTGTAACAAATTGGAATATTAAAGCATCTGGAAGATATATATAACAATAGTAACAACAATAATAACATATTGTTTTTCTGGAGAGTGAAGGAAAAATAAATTATGAGTAATGAATTCGTAGTAAAAAATGGGCTTATAAGCCAAGGTAATATCACCGGCACAGGTAGTCTGGTGGTTTCTCAAAATATAACTGCAAGCAATATCACAGCTAGTGGTATTTCAACCGCAAATGGATATGTAGTAATTGGTGAAGATATTGCCTTTCCTCAATCAAGAGATAGTTATTATGCTGGTTATTCGGGAAATCCTGCTGCGGGTCCATCAAGTGTAATTGAAATGATGCAAGCATTGTCAAATGCAATAGGTGTAAATGATCCATTAAGATTTAGAACGATTTCATCTCCCGAATATTACAGTGCAAGTGCTTGGCATACTGATACAACTCCACCACCATATGGAAGATTATTTGATGGAAACGCAAACAGTACCGTTGATCTTATTACACAAGCTGAAAGTCAAAGTTTTGAAAAAACAATAAAAAGATTTGTAATTAGTTTTCCACAATATTCCCGTCCAAATTTTGTAATGCTTCAAAGTGATTTTCAAAATAATTTTTATGGATATGGTGTGCAGATTGAGAAGCAAAGTGCGAGTGTATGGTTGCCAGCAGTAAGTGGTAGCCAAAATATGGCAAATGGAAGTGCTAGAGTAATGGCATTTCAACTTGGTGATTTATTTAACGCGGATGCATTGCGGTTTACTTTTACGGCAAGTGCAGCACTGGTCATAAATGGTGGTATTAGTGGATCTCTTCGATTAAATTCAATACGAAGTTTTGGAAATCAAAATTATAGTTCAACGATTCCAGTTTATACAAATAGTGGATCTCAATTAATTTCTAATAATAACGTTGGTATCGGTAGTGTAGCACCTAGAAATCGTTTGGATGTGGCTGGTAACATTAGCGCAAGTGCAATTACAGCGTCAGCTATAAGCGCAAGTAATTTAAATGTATTAACGTCGGTTGGTATTGGATCAAATTTGATCGTTGGAACCAATGCAACAATTGGTACTAGTTTAACTGTTGGTACTAATATCAGTGCAAGTGGAAATATTAGTGCTAGTGTATTTGTTGGCCCTCATACTGGCAGTACCTTTGGTACTGCAAGCTGGGCACAAAGTGCAAGTAATGCAGTTAGTTCACAAACTGCGTCATTTCTTCCAGTTGGAACATACAACATAACAAGTAGCTTGGCAACAAATAGTATTAGTTCATCCTATTTTAGTGGGAGCGTATTGAGTGCAAGTAACGCATTTGTTAGTGGTACGCTATCAGTAAATGGACAAATTGTTGCAACAGCATTTAGTTCTAGTACAATTTATATTACCGCAAGCTCATTGATCGTTGGAGATAATATTATTACTTTAAATGCCGCAACACCAGCACTCCGTTATGCTGGTATCGAAGCATACGACAGTGGAAGCTCAACATTAACTAGTTTATTATGGGATAGTCAAAATAACTATTTTTTTGTTAGCAGTAGTCAGGCAAATGCAAGTCGTCAGATCATACTTGGTCCAACTGGCGAAACTGCGTTGTCTGAAAATTACATTCCATTAATTAGTGGAAGTAACAATATTAGCTCAAGTGTAATTTATCAAAATTCCGGTAACATTGCTATAGGTACAACTGTGCCAACTGGATCGTTAACTGTTGAGAATTCTACGTCTACAATTCCTATTTTATCATTGGGTGGAGGTGAAGCTTTACTTGATGTTGCGGATTTATATGTTTTAAATTCATTCAATACCTCTAGCGGTGTTGGATTTGGTGCTAAAGTTATTGGTATAAATATATCTTCATCATTAGATGCAAGCAATATACCAATACAAAGAACAGTTTGGAGTGGCGTAAATTCAGCAACTGCAATTGTACTATCCGCAGACGATCCGGGTGGTGGGCCGCAAGATAATGCATTTCAAATCTGGACATCCAATGGTGGATCAGCAGGTACAGCATTAACTCAAAAATTCTCACTAACCGCAGAAGGTAATGCTGGTATTGGAACAACATCTCCTGTCAATAGACTAGATGTTGCCGGAAATATTAGTGCCAGTGCTATTACTGCAAGTAATTTTTTGGGTACATCAAGCTGGGCAACTAATACCGTCAGTGCAAGTTATTTGATTCCGACTAACAATTATCAAATTGCTACTCTGACAGCAAGTAATATTAGTGCTAGTGGAACTGGATTGTTTAATAGCGTTGGCATTGGAACAACAAATCCTCGGGGAGGTGGGCTGCACGTAAATACAGTTAATGGATCTGCTGCAAATGAATACTCCGCGTTGGTTATTTCGGCAAATGTAAGTTCTTCAAGAGGAATAAACATTGCATATGATGCAACAAATGACGTTGGTATTATAACTGCGCTTCATGCTGGAACAGGATGGAAAAACATAACGTTGCAACCAGTTAGCGGTCAGGTTGGTATCGGTGTTGTCGCTCCGGTAAACAAACTAGATGTTGGTGGTAATATTAGTTGCAGTATTATTACTGCATCGTTATTTAGTGGAAGTCATAGCGGCAGTACCTTTGGTACTGCAAGCTGGGCACAAAGTTCAAGTAATGCAGTTAGTTCAAGTATTGCTACAACCGCTGTCAGTGCAAATGCGCTAAACACAGCTAATAGTTACACGATTGTAAATTTAACTGCAAGTAATATTAGTGCAAGCGGTAATGTGACTGCGAGTAATTTGTATGCACTTACAACAGTTGGCATTGGATCAAATTTAATAGTAGGTACTAACATAACAGTGGGTGGCAGCACCGAACTCGGAAATGCACTTACTGATACAGTGACTATCTCAGGCAGTGTAATTCAAACAGGAAGTTTTACGACAGCAGGTTCAATCACCGTTGGTGCCAATATTAGTGCAAGTGGAAACATAAGCGCAAGTGTATTCAGCGGTCCACATACTGGTAGTACTTTTGGTACTGCAAGTTGGGCAACAAATAGTTTAACAGCAAGTAGTATTGCTTCTACAAGCAATGCATTTGTTCAAGGTGGAAATAGTTTTGGTACAACTGCCGCACTCGGAACCAATGATGCAAATAATTTAGCATTTGAAACAAATGGAACCACTAGAATGACAATTGGAAGTGGTGGTCAAATTGGTATTGATAGAGGTGTAAGTGGACTTTATAAAGTAGGAATTGCTGATACTCAACTTTCATCAAATAGCTCTTCATCTCTTTATATTATTACCACACATCCACAAACAAGTGGTTCGGCCACAAGCAATAACACTTCAACTATTCAAACAATATATTCGGTAACAGAATATACCGGTAGTAATGATCTACAAAATCAATGTATTTTCAATCAATTACAAATGAATGGCACTGGTAGTGCAAGTGGTAGTTATCGAGCACTGCGTAATGGTTTATTGCTTGGAAACTCTGTCGCGTTGGCTACAAATAGTAGTTTTGTTAATACAAATTGTACAAACCAAGTCAGTCCAAATATTGCATCATTCAGTGTTCCGACTTGGGTTGCGGGAACAAATACATCTATCGATTTGATCATTGGCAATTCAACAGGTAGTATTACAAATGTGTACCATCATTTAATTAATTCTCCATTTTCAATTGGTCTAGGTGGTATAACTGTTACAAATGCAGTTGGTGTATACATTTCAAAACAAAGAACCACAGGTATTGTCACAAACGGTTATGGTATTTATCAAGTTGATACTGGTGATTTAAATATATTCGCTGGTAGAACCCGTATTGGCAGCACAACAGCACCAGTTAATGCGTTGGATGTTTCAGGTAATATTAGTGCCAGCGTTATTACTGCTTCTTTGTTTACCGGAAGTGTAAGTGGAAGTTTGTTTGGTACTGCAAGTTGGGCACAAAGTGCAAGTAATGCAGTTAGTTCACAAACTGCATCATTTCTGACAATTACTAATAATTATCAAGTTAACAATTTCACTGCAAGTAATATAAATGTTACAAGTACTGGTAGTTTTGGTTATGTTGGTATAGGCACAACCAATCCCGGTACTGTATTGGATGTTGTTAATCCTCTAACTTCTTTAACAAATCAACCAGCAATTAGCGGAAGATTTTCATCCAATGTGGATGGTCGTAATTTAATACGTGTTGTTAATACTAACCCTAATGCAGTTGCGGCAGCAACAAATGCCGGTATTTCATTTGTTGCGTATTCAAACACCAGTGTACAACCATTTACTTCATCACATGAAGCGCAAATATTATTAGGTGCTACAAGTGC